CCTCAAGGGGCAGGCAAAGGCATTGGCAAAAAGCTAGGTGAAGCGGTCACGTCTCCCGATATCCCAAAACTGGGGACTGCATAATGATTAACTTAGTGCACTACTATAAAAAATACTACGGAAACTACGAAGTACACGGGGACACCGTAACTTTGAAGTGTGTAAGAGAGGATCACAGGGAAAAGATCCTGGAGCGTGGTTACACCATAGTATTTAAGTCACCCGAAGCGGGACCCTCCCTTGAGAGGGAGAGGTATTACAGGCGAATGGCGGGGCTGGCGAGGCACGCAGCTAATATGAGGAGAAACGATTGTCGGAAAAACCGATAAAGATCTATCTGGGTCTTCCTAGCACTGGCGACAGATGCGATTTGCAGTGCTACGCCCTTAGAGACATGGAGAAAAAGTACGCAGGCCGCGTGGAGCTGGTGTATCCGGCCCAGTGCGTGCAGCGAATCTTCCACGATCATGCCCGAAATGGCATTGTTGAGGAGTTTCTGGCCACGGATTGCGACATTCTTTGGTTTATTGATTCTGACGTGGCCCCTCCCACTGACGCTTTGGACATCGTCGCCAACTACTCCGATATCTGGGATCTAGCGGGGTTGCCTTATCCCGTATTTATGACCCCTCCTGGGGGCAAGGAGGCGTGCGCAATCGTCTGTGTTTACGAAGATGACGGCATTGGGCTCAAAGCCTCAAGAATTCCCCCAAAAGGGCTCAAGTTCGTTGACGGGCTCGCTACCGGGTGCTTGTTTATTAAACGCCACGTACTTGAGGGCATGGAACGTCCTTGGTTTGAATTTGAATATGACCCTATTACTCGGGGGATGCGTGTCGGAGAGGATCTGGGCTTCTGCCTCAAGGTTGCGGAACACGGATACAGGTTTTTAACGGATTTCGGTAAGGTCTGCGCCCATTATAAGCGAATTAACCTGCTTCAAGTGGTTAATTACGCAACTGCGCACGCACAGAGCTACGTAGACACCTACCACGAGCAGATTAGGCCCATTATGGAGGGCCTGGCTAAACAGGTAGAGCAACTTAAGCGAGAAAAGGCGTCCCGCATCGAAACGGTGCCCTTTGATCTTGATAGGGCTAAAAAGAAACTTTTGAACGACTTTAGTCAGCGTAAATAGGGCTCGCTGACCCCACACCCAAATGCGTGAGAGATTGATAATCGCGTTCAGGTAAACACAAATCAATCTTAGCAGGACAGCTAAGTCCTTCGTCGGGATAATTGAGACGTAAACAAGAAAGGTCAGCAAGTAAATGGAAGATAATGAACAGGTCGTAAATCAGGAAACTACGGAATCGACCGCGCCGGAAACACAAACAACTAGCGAAGCCCCCAGCGGATCAGAGCGAGCTTCGCAACAGCAAACTGAGTCTAAGTACGTCCCGTACGAGCGTTTCCAGGAACTGGTGCATGCCAGGCAGGAAAGTGATGCTCGTGCTAGGTCGTATGAAGAGCGTATGGCTCAGCTCCAGCGAGAGTTTCAATCCCAGATTGAGGCTCTCAGGGCCCCTCAGCAGAAAGAGGTTCATCCCCTTGTCTCTAAGATGCGGGAAATTGACCCACAGTATGGTGAGTACCTTGAGAAACTCGAATCCCGTGCCGGGAGGTTTGAGGCGATTGAGCAGGAGCTGAAACAGTACAAACAGGAGCAGCTTAGGAATCAATACGAAACTGCCGTAAGCGGCCTTCACGAACAGAACAAGGTTCCGTCCGAGGTTAGGTCGTTTATTAAGGCTATGCTTGATTCCAAAGCCTTTTCTGGAGAACTTAAGAACGTAGGTCAGGTAGAATCCGAATATAAGAACGTTCTCGCACAGTACAACAAGATTCTTGAGGTTAATGCCCGAGAAGCCACTAAAAAGTACGTGCAGGACAAGAAAAGGGATTCTTCTACCCCTGGAAGTCAGCCTAAGGGCGTGGCGGCTAGCGGGAAGACTGGCGGTAAACTTGAGGGTTCTAGGGAAGATATCTTGGCTCAAATCGCGAAGAATGCTGTTGCGAGAGCAAAGGCTGAACGCGAACTATAACGGTTCACGGGGGCTATTATTCGAGGTAAATAATGGCTTCTACTACCACGACTGCTAGCGGTATTCTGAAGAACATCTACGACGATTATGTAGAGCGTATTCAGAACTTGCAGGCCCTGACGATGGACGAGGTCGGCAAATCCGCTAAGAAGTACAATGCAGCCGGTAACGGCTTTTTCGGTGACATTAACGACTACGGCAACGAAGCCGGTGGTGCAATTAATGAGACTGAAACTTTTAGAACCATCGACGATGAACACTACCAGCAGTGGAAGGTTACTCCTAAGGTCATCACTTGGCCCGTGGAGTTCTCCGGTCTTCTGACCAAGGCTGCGGAGGGGGATGAAGAGTCCTTCGCCAATGCCGTGGTTGACGCTCTTGATCTTGCGCGGGAACGCCTGCGTAAGGACGAGAACAGGCAGTTTTTCGGACTGGGCACGGGGCTTCTTGCGAAGCTCGCGGTCTCGGTCACGGCAGCTGCCACGATTGTCACGGTCGATACTACGCAGTATCTCCGCGCCAACATGGTCGTTGACATCTTTAACGGCTCCACCAAGACAGTTGACAGCTACCGCGTCAAGTTCGTTGATCCGTTCAACTCACAGGTGCACTTCTTCACGTCTCTGGGTGTGACGGTCATTACGACCGACCAGATCGTTAAGGAGAACATCCGGGACAGCGAGCCTTCTGATGGCAAGGAAATGATGGGGCTTCGGGGTATCGTTGACGATACTACGGATCTCACGACCTTCCAAAATGTCAACGCGTCTACAACCTACCTGTGGCGCAGTGTTCGTATTAACGCGGCTTCGGCCAACTTGACCTCCGACCTGCTTCAGAGACTGGAAGATGACATCAAGGTGCTCTCTGGCGACGATGCTGATCTTATGATCGCGCATCCGAAACAGAGACGCAAGTATCTTGATCTCGTTGTCCCTCAGAAGCGATATATGGACGGCAAGATGGACACGGGCTTTACTGAGCTTACTTTCAACGGTAGACGGTTCCTTCTGGACACAGATTGCCAGATTGACACCATTTACGCGCTCAAGAAAGACAAGCTCCGTAAGTTCGAGCTTCAGCCGATCAGCATGGCTGGCTATGAGGGATCAGACAAGTTCCTGAGACTCTCTAGGCAAGACGTTTACCAGACGTACTGGGTGCATTATTGCAACTTTGGTACTTCTAAGCGTAACTGCCACGGCAAACTTGCTGCACTCGCTACGCCTTCGGGCATTAGCGGCGGCGGCTAATAGCTAACTAGATTGGGGGCTGGGGAAACCTGGCCCCCCTTCTCTTAAGGAGATTACATGCCAATTACTAAATCAGGTGATGTTGTCACTTATACGCAGGGACACGATAACGACCGCACAGTCGCTACTGACGTGCATCCGTCAGACAACTTCGCTGTTTGTGACGCCAAAGATCCGTTGAAACAGCTTAAGTTTGACTGCTCTGGGTTAGCCACTGACAGCTCCTCGACAATTACAGCCAGTGCTAACGGCATCACGGCAGGCAACCTAAATCTCACCTATTTGTCTGCGGTATCGGTGGGCGGGGGTGCCGCAGAGGCCTACACGATTACGGGGCTTCTTGCTACCGATACGATTATGTCAGTTACTCCTGTGGCCACCACTAATAGCGAGTATATTCTCGGACACGGAACCCTTATTAATGACGGGCTTACGGTCACCTATTCGGGCGATCCAGGGGCCAACTCACAAGTAAGAGTCACGGTTAAACGTGCCTAAAATTTGGGTGGGCCCAGTGGGCAAGGTCAGTAAGGGGCATGTTCTCGACGTCTCTGTAAAGGCTTTTACCGAGGCGCTCAAAGAGCTAGACCGCCGGCTGTACGTTAGGTGGAACCCGGAGAAGCTGAAGGGGCACGGATGTTGGGAGATCAGGATTAGGCCGCTAAAGAAGACGGCTCTATACCAAGGCACCTTTGAGGGGGTTGACTATTACGAGTTGGATTACCTGGAATCCGACATCATTCACCACGTCCTAGACTGTGCCTTTTTGAACTATGACGCCCTACGTAAACTGAAAGAAATGGACACGACTAACCCTGACCACTTTATCCACTCTCTTGAGTACGACGAGCAGGACAGGGCTAATAAACAATTAGAAAAAGCTATGGCGGAACGCAAGTACGCCATTAAACAGCATCGGAGCATTCTCAAGGACTTTTATGAGAGGGTGAGATCCGGTGAAAACATCCACAGAATCATTGGTGAGGAGAAATGGACCACCAATGTAGATCGCTCTAATTACGAAAGGAAGTAATTCAATGCCTTATATCTACAACCCACTGCCGAGGGAAAAATCGGTTTGCGCACAGGGTAACTGGTTTACGTTTAAGCCAAAGCAGATCAAACACCTCGGGTCTGACAGCCTGGCGCAGTTCTTCACCTCAAACCTCTCTTATGAAGGTTTTGTGAGACTTTCAGACAACTTTGAAGACCCCTCCTACCGTTTGACACCAGACGGCAAGGGGGAAATCGACGCCGCTGACGCTCAGGGGCTCGCGCAGAGAATCAATTTTCTACAGTATATCGTGAATAATGACCTAAATTCGCTTCGCGCGGACATGGAGAAGGCCAACGATAAGTCCGATCCTAGGCTGCAAATGTCCCCCCAAATGGTTGAGCAGATGAAGGAGTTGGCTGAGTATAAAAAGAAGCTCAACGACAGCAAGAAGGAACAGGTCTCCCAAATCCAGGAGCTTGAAAAGCTGATTAACAGCTAATAACTATGGCTACCCTAACGAGTCCCACTGTTGATGACCTTGTAGCAAACGTTAGGACGTTGCTGGGTCAACCTAACGCAGTTAACTCAACTTGGTCTGACGAAGAGTTGACCCAGTATCTTAACGAAGCTGTCCGTAGGTACTTCGCTGAAGTAGTTCTGCGGATGGAGAGGTCCTTTATCACTACGGCGGCTCTTGACTGCACGGTTAATGTGGAGACCATGGCTCTCCCCTCTGATTTCTTCAAGGTCAAGAACCTGTACGTCAAGGTTACGGGTGGCTTTGAACTTCTGCCGTATAGAAACAACCTGACTAACGGGTACTCGACTACCGGAGGGGGCACTACCGCTGAAAACTACCGACCGGACTACTTCCTTAGGGGCTCAAATATTGTCCTGCACCCCGTCCCTAATTTCACCAGCACTAACGGGACCTTTCTTCTGGAGTACGTCTCTTTTCCCAGCACGTTGGTTACCGGGGGCGATGCTCTGACTTCACATGTCTCACCCGTGTTCAAGGACCTAATTGAAACTTACGCTGCCTACAAAGCCAAACTAAGGGAGTCGGCTATGAGCGGCGTAGATACCTATTCTGGGTATCTCCAGAATCTAAACGATCTATTCTCGGCCTTTAAAGAGGTGGTTACGCAGGTATCAGCTAACCCAACCTATGTTCAGGCTTGGAATCCTGAAGGAGAATAAATGTATAACTCACCAGCTACCTCTAGTGATAGAAAGACCTCTGACGCAGCGATCGTAGCAGGCCAAGGGCGGCTTATGGGCGCTTGGTTGGAGGGGGACGGCACGAACGCGTGCGACGTTATCCTCTATGATAATGCCACGGCGGCTTCGGGCCCAGTGCTTTGGAAGGGGCTTATTCAGGCGTCTGGACCTAAGCACCTGAGTGCGTTCTTGCCCCCGGGCGGCATTGTGTTTAATAACGGCGTTTATGCCGATGTCTCGGGAACGGGCGCCGCTTACTGCGTATACTTCGTCAAGGGGTAACTTTTGCCGAGACGTGAGGGGGCCTTCTTAGTCGAGGATGTCTTTGACTTGGGCGGGGGCCTAAACACCGCTGACTCGCCTTTTATGGTGCGGCCCAACGAGGCCACCGGAGGCTTTAACTACGATCTCTTGGTCCCTGGTGCGGTACGTAAGCGGGGCGGCCACCTATCGCTTAACGCAACCGCTAATTCACAGACCAAGTCTCACGGATTTGGGCTCTGGGATAAACCAGGTTCTACGCGCGTACCTGTAAGGGCTGGGGGCAAGAAGCTGCAGAACTTCAGCCCAACCGCCTTTACGTTCACCAATCTTTTTGAGGATACGGGAAAGACATCTCTAGGAACATGTACTATATCTATTGCGTCCCCCGGAGTTATCACGTTCACAGCTCACGGTCTTGTGGCTACAGACCCAGTTGTTTTTACTACGTCTGGAACACTGCCCACGGGCATAGTCGCTGGTACGACCTACTATGTTAAAACAGTACTCACCACCGACACATTTACCATTACCGCAACGCCTAATGGGACAGTGATCGATACGTCCGGGTCACAATCCGGCACGCACACCCTCTTTAAATTTACCACGGAGTTTCTGAATGCGTCTTCGCTTCAGCCCCACATATTCAATATGTTCAACACGGCTAGCACAGGTGTTCTCTGGGGCGCCGGTGCGGGGGCCTCTAAGGTCTACGGTGCATACTCTAGCACACAAGTTACTGCTAACGGGGTTCCTGCTCCTACCGCTTCTAGCTTCACTGCTACTCCTGCAGCTGGCGGAAGCCTTGTCGATGGGACGTATAGGTACACTCTTGTCTATCGAAAAGCGTCTACCCAAGCCCTCTCAAACGCCCTCGCAGCAACCGAAGCCTCTGGAACTACCTCGGGGGGCAACCTAACCCTTAATCTTGCCTGGACGTTAACTAATAACGATACCACTAAGTACGACAAGATCTATATCTACAGATCGTCAATTAGCGGTGTAGTAGGCTTCACCACAGGCGATTTGATCGCTATCGTGAGTAGCGGAGATACTACGTACGTTGACGGGGGAACGGCGCTTGTATCCCCTGCTGAGAATGTCCCAAGAGCCAATAGCCTGATCTTAGATAACTCCGAGCTGCCCACGGCCACTTATACCTCGCTAGTTACTATGAAGCGTCGCATGGTCACCGCGTCAGATAGCACAGTGCGCTTTAGCGACGTCAATAAACCCGAAAGCTGGCCTACTGCTCAAACTATCGTAATCCCCTCCGGAGGGAGCATCACCTCCCTAGGTATCATTGGCCTGACTTCGTCTATATCAACGGAGATTGACGAGGCCTTAGTAGTCTTTAAGCAGTCTGAGTGCTGGGTTATTACGGGGGACGGGACACTGGACGATAATAGCCTCCCCAATTGGAGCCTTAAATTCGTCAGCAACGCGGGTACTCAAGGACAAGCGTCCACGCTATCGGCGGAAGGCTACCTGTTTTGGGTTAACTATCGCGGCATATTTATGTGGAACGGCTCGGGGAAGCCCACGAGGCTGTCCCGTAAGATTTGGGACAAGTTCCAGGATACTGGGGATATCGATAAAAGCAAACTCGGGTCCTGCTTCGGGTTCTATTCCCAGAAGCGAAACGAAGTGCAGTGGTACTTTTCGAGCAATACCTACGGGGAGCAGTTACTCTCTCTAAGGCTCGATTTAGCGCACACTATCGGGGCATCACCCAGCGGCGTCGGGGAAACCAAGGACGTGGACGGGGTATTTGTCTCCGATCTTCTCTCAACCCCCTTTTATGGGGGTATGGCATTCCTGGCCACTGCTGATAGTACCAATGAAACTATTTATTTAGGGAATAATACTGGGTTTGTCTACGGGGGCTTTTCGGGCACGGGTGACGGCACCAGTACCGGGGCTATTTCTTGGGAATACATTACGCCTAACCTGCATTTTGGGGCCCCCAATATAGCAAAACGCTACCACAAGGTCATTGCCTGGGTTTTGGATAATGGCCCCTATACCCTGACCCTCAGTTACTGGACAAACTACAAGTTTCTGACAGCGGACGCCAACAGTATCTCGCTGCTTGTCAATGACACCCCCACGGCTCAAACAGGTGACGGAATATGGGACGTAGGCTTGTGGGATGTTGCCACCTGGGACGCAATTCCGGGGAAAGTAAAACCTATTACTTTTAACCTTTCTTGTGAAAACAACGGATGCGAAGGGGACAGCATCAAATTTAAGTTTAGCGAATTGAGTTCCACGCAAACCCCTATTCTTTACGGTTTCAGTGTCTATTACACTGACGGGCCCATGAGGAAAAGCTAATGCCATTAACCATACCAAATACATTTACCCCCAATACTGCAATTCTTTCAGCCTCCGTAAATGCCAACTTTAACGCCGTGGCGACACTGCTGAATAGCACGTTATTGGACAGTACGTATATTCAGAATAACGCAGTTACTACCGCCATTGTGCAGGATAACGCGATTACCAACGCGAAGCTGGCGGTTGCTGTGCAGAATCTGCTCGTACCCACAGGAGTAATTACTGCCTATGTGGGCACCTCGGCTCCCACCGGCTGGCTTCTTTGTAACGGCGATCCAGTTAGCCGCACCACGTACGCTACGCTGTTTGCTCTCATAGGTATTACCCACGGACAGGGGGACGGTTCTAGCACGTTTAACGTTCCCGACTACCGAGGAAGGTTCCTCAGAGGTACTGACGGAGGTGCGGGGAGGGACCCGGACGCCGCAGGCCGAACAGCCATGGGTACCGGGGGCAACACAGGCGATAATGTGGGCTCGGTCCAGGCCGATAATACCAAAGCCCACACCCACACTGCCTCAGACGCAGGTCACACACACGCGTCGGGCCCCTCTAATAGATTTGTAGGCACCGCTGGTGCATCAGCAGCCGGCGGGCCAACGTTTACTGTAGTCACCAATGGAGTTGGTATGGACGGCGCTACTACGG